CGGCGCGAACCTCACCCGCGCGAACCTCACCGGCGCGAACCTCGACGGCGCGAAAATACCAGAGAAAGACTTTTCTTCGCTCTATGCCCATCGGACCATCACGCCAGAGGGCAACCTGATCGGCTGGAAAAAGCTGAGAAATGGCACGATCTGCCGGTTGCTTATTCCAACCGATGCGAAGCGGGTCGGTGGACTCATTGGCCGCAAGTGCCGGGCTGAATTTGCGCGGGTGCTAGATGGCTCCGGTATTTCGTGGACCACCGAACACGACGCTATCGCGTATGCGCCCGGCAAGATTGTCCGGCCTGACAGGTTCGACCCTGATCCGCGTGTCGAATGCTCGAACGGCGTCCATTTCTTCCTCACCCGGCAGGAAGCCGAGGAATTTTAACTCATAAACTCATGGCACTTCAAATCACTAAAGGCAAAACTCCCGGCGCCGTTCGCGCCGTCATCTACGGAACTGAGGGCATCGGCAAAAGTACGCTCGCCGCACAGATTCCCGGCGCGCTGTTTCTTGATGTCGAAGGCGGCGCCGATCAAATCGGGATCGACCGGCTGCGTGACCTGGACTGGCGCGGCATCGAGGCTGCCGTGCGTGACCTTACTGCCAATGCGCAGGGCTACTCAGCGCTAGTCATTGACACTGCTGATTGGTGCGAGAAAGCACTGATCGAAAACCTACTCAAGCGGAAGGGACAGGATTCCATCGAGGGGTTTGGTTACGGCAAGGGCTACACGATGATTCAGGAGGAATTTGCCCGTTTCCTCGGCACGCTCGATGAGCTGATCGCCAAGGGAATCCACGTCGTTTTTGTCGCTCACTCGACGGTCAAGCGCCTCAGCCCGCCCGACCAGACGGACGGTTACGACCGCTACGAAATGAAGCTCACTAAGCAGGTCTCACCGTTACTGAAGGAGTGGGCTGACGTAGTGCTGTTCTGTAACTACAAGATTCAAATTGTCGAAGGCACAGACGGGCGGACCAAGGCTCAGGGTGGCAAGGATCGGCTCATCTTCACGGCGCATTCGCCGGCATGGGATGCTAAGAATCGCTTTGGGCTGCCTGAAGAGATGCCCATGAAGTTCGACGGCATCGCACACCTTTTCGGCGGCGCTGCAACGCTGCCGATGTCCCGCGCGGTTCCTGAAATAGCCGCTGCTGGTAGCACTGTAGCGACGGCTACGGTCACGCCGGCAGCGGCTACCGCCGCGCCTGCTGACGAGATTCCCGGCCTTGAGGAACCTGCTGACCCTACCAAGGCGCTCAAGGTCCCTGCCAACGTCGCTACGTGGCTCGATGCGAATAAGGACAAGGTCAATGCCTACCTCGTTCGCGTCAACTGGATCGCCACCGGCAGGACCTGGCGCGACCTGCCTGAAGACAAGATGGCATCGGTTGTCGCCAAGACTGACAAGTTCGCCCGTGCTGCCGGCATTCCGGTTCTATCCTCTAAATGAAAACCGCGTACATCATCGAATATGATAATGGGCAGTCCTATGAGGATCACAGCAGTTCTGTGATCTCAGTAGCTATGACTCAGCCCGATGCCACGCGGGAGGTTGCTCGTCTTAGCACGTGGATTGAAAACAAGATCAAGCAAGCTCCCCCAAGTCCCGACATGGATTTACCTGATGAGGAGTATTTGCGCCAGCACGATCTGCGCAACGAATGGCTCGCTAAACTCAAGTGTCCCCACGGAGCAAACTGCCTTCGAGATGCCGTGCGTGAGAGGTGTGGCAGTGTGCGTTTCTATAGCGTCCCCCTACTCCCATGAACGCTAACCTAGTCATTACGCCATCCGCTGAACCGGTCGTGTCAGTGGCAGCGGAAGCCAGGGCGAGACGAGACCAACTGCTTACTGAGGCCGGCACGGTCACAACGATAACCGACCGTCTCGATGCTGACGCTGCTTTGCCGGTCCTGCGCGAGCTGAAGGCGTTCCTCACTGAAGTCGAAGACCAGCGCGAGTCAGTCAAGGCGCCAGTCCTGAATGTCGGGAGAAAAATCGATGCACTCGCGAAGGAACTTGTTGCTGACCTCAAGGCGCAGGAAAACCGCATCGCTCGGGCGCTCGGCGCCTTTGAAGCTGAGGAACGTCGCAAGGCTGAGGATGCACGCCGCGCGGCTGACGCTGAGGCGGCGCGGATCGCTTACGAGGCAGCCTGTGCCACTCGGAAGGCTGTCATTGCTGCACCGACACCTGAAGCTGCAGCCCGCGCGAGTGATGACATCTCAGGCAAGGCGCGAACAGAGATTGCGACAGTCAAGGCTGCCGCGATCACAGCGCCGAAGCCAGCCGCAAGCCAACTGCGCAGTGAAATCTGCTTCGAAGTGACTGACATCAAGGCGCTCTACGTAGCGGAGCCAAACCTTGTCACGCTGGAGCCTAACGGCACAGCCATTCGCGCGATCCTGCGCGCTAATCCTGATTTGAAAGTGCCAGGTCTGCGGCACTGGACAGAACAGAAACTCAACCTCAGATAATCCATGCCTAAAATCGCAACAGCCGACCGCCATGAAGTGACGGTCAAAGACGCCGTGTTTGGCGAGTCGCCAAACGGCACACCCTTTGTCGAACTCGCATTCGAGAATGACAAGGGCGAATCAATCACCGGTTGGCTTTACCTCTCGGAAGCCGCCTTCAAAAACTCCCTGAAAACGCTGCGCATGGCGTTTGGTTTCAACGGCGATTTCGAGACGCTGCCCACGCAGGTCGCGAACAAGCGGTGCTCGATCACGACTGAGTTTGAGGAATACAACGGCGAAGAGCGCCTGAAGGTAAAGTGGATCAACGCGATTCGCGCAGTCATCCCGCTCAAGGAGGGGGCGTCATTTCTGAAGAAGCTGACCGCGATGGCCGCGCGTGTGCCGGTTGAGCAGCGTGTGAAGGCTCCAGTGACGCCGAAAGCTGCCAAGCCAGGCGAGACCAAGGACGGCGATCCGTTTTGATGAAGAAGTGTCTTCACGTTCCAATTTACGACGCCGTCGTTTGGCTGGTCGTATCGGATGAAATCCACGCTACTCGCAAAAGCCGATCAATGGTCAAGCTATTCGGAGAACCGCCACCGGCTGAAGTGGATTGGGCAGCTCTCTGTGACTATAACGGGCGCGGCATATTCGGCATCTTTGTAGGCAGCGAGAGCCTGACGGTTGATGTCATCGCGCATGAAGTGTTCCACCTGACGTACCGCATCCTTGAATGGGCGAGCGCCGGGGTTGACAAAGGAAACCACGAGGCCGGAGCGCTGCTGCACGGCTATCTGATGAACCTCATTTCCGGCATTCTCGGGCCGTTGGCGAAGCGCTGATGGACTTCCGCCCATACCAGCACGAGTTTGTCGACGCTACGTTCGCCGCCCTGGTCGAGTTCAACCGGGTGCTTGGCGTGGCACCAACCGGCTCCGGCAAAACCTGCATGGCGGGCGAACTGATCCGCCGTGCAGGTTGTCCTGTGCTGTTTCTGGCAGACGCTAAAGAGCTGGTCTATCAGGCAGCCGACAAGCTCTGCAAATGGTCGGGCATCATTGCCGACGTTGAGATGGCAGACAGTCACGCAACACCGGGTTCGCCGCTGATCGTTGCCACAACGCAGAGCATCGCGCGCCGGCTGGACAAGTATCCAAAGGATGCTTTCGGGCTGATCTTTGTTGATGAGGCGCACCGCAACACGCTTGGCGACATGGCGCGGCGTGTGCTCGATTACTTTGCCGGCGCTCAGGTCGTTGGGATCACCGCGACGCCGTTCCGCTCCGACAAGCGCAAGCTCGGGAGCTTTTACGAGCATATCGCCGTCGAGATTCCACTTGTGCGCCTGATCCGCGAGGGGTGGCTATCAAAAATCACCATCAAGTCCATTCCGTGCGGTATCGATTTGTCGAGTGTGCGCACGGTGGCAGGCGATTTCAACGAGGCTGATCTAGGCGCGGTCGTGACGCCTCACCTTGACGCCCTTGCGCGCATCCTGAAAGAGCATGCGGGCGAACGGCGCACAGTGGCATTTCTGCCACTCATCGAGACCTCGCGCCAGTTCGCGGCCTGCTGTGTTCAGCACGGCCTGAAAGCGGTTCACGTCGATGGCGTCGACCGTACACAGTTGGCGCGCTTTCGAGCTGGTGAAGCCAGCGTGATTTGCAACTGTGCGCTGCTGACTACCGGATGGGATGAGCCAAGCGTCGACTGCGTCTACATCCTGCGCCCGACAAAGTCGTTTGTCCTTTACTCGCAAATGGTCGGTCGCGGCACGCGCATTCACCCCGGCAAGGAAAACCTGCTGGTGCTCGATCCGCTGTTCTTGTCTGATACGATGGGCTTGATCCGGCCTGCGCGCCTGATCGCCAAGACTGAAGAAGAAGAGAAGCGCGTCACCAAGCTTCTGACTGAAGCTGGCGGGCGCGGTCTCGATCTATTTGAGGCGCAGGAGAAGGCTGATTCTGGCATTGAGGCAGACCGGCATGCCGCGCTGATTGCGCGTCTGAAGGAATGCGCGAAGCGCAAGGCGCGAACGGTTGACGCTGTCGAGTTTGCCTACGCTCTAGGTGATGATGACCTGGCCGAGTACGAACCCGAGACTGATGCTGAGGCAGCGCGCGTGACGGTGCGCCAGGCCGAGACCCTTGAGCGCGCCGGCTTCGATGTAGCCGCGCTGAAGGGCAAGGGTCACGCGACACAAATCATTGACCGGATTTTCCGGCGTCGAGCAGCAGGGCTGGCAACACCTAAGCAGCTCAAATGGCTCATCAAGTTTAAGCATCCATCGCCGCAGACTGCCACTTTTGAAGAAGCGTCAGCGTTTCTCGACCTAAAATTCAACGTTAGAAAGGCCGCACCAGCAGCGGCAATCGCAGCATGAGACACAACCTAAGAGAATTATCGCGTAAGCAAACGACCGGTGAAGCCGATTCCCAGGGGCGCTTGCCGTGGGAGGCGTTTAAGCTCGGCTGCCTTCAGCGGATCGCTGATGCCTGTGAGAAGATGGCAGGCAATTGGTCGGAGCTGATTGCGGAACTCGCGCGCTCGAAGCGTGCGATAGAAACCCTGCAACAGTCGCACCGTTATCTGCGACACAGCAACCGCGGGCTGCGCGGCGCCATCACGCGGCTAAAACGCCAATGACTCTCCAACGCCTCACCTACCTGCTCTGTTGCACCGGAGATGGTCGATACTCAGCGCAGCGTGAAATTCTGCCAAACTACATTTGGTCTGAGGAGGCTGAAGCTTGGCTCGATGACGCTTTCGCGGATGTCGGCCGCCTGCGCCGGCAGCGAGACGAACCCTCAAAGCTCATTCCTCAAAACGCCACAAAGTACGACCTGCAATTCAGGAACACCGTCGAGCAGGTCGCGCGCGACTTGGCAGAGAAGCTGGAAATCACTCTATGATAAAAACCGAAGTAAAAATAACTCAAAACCCGGATGCTCCGGTGGCTGTCGAAGTGTTGGCAGAAGCCATCAGCGCGATTTCACGCGGGACACAAAAAATGCTTGCCGGGCCACTCAACGAAAAGGCGATTGTCCTACTGATTACTCACGCAACCCCGGCAGTTGCCGGCTGGAAACCAAGCGCGTCAACTGTGCGGGCTGTTCTCCGGGGCATGGAGTCGCTTGAGCGCGAATATCTGAAGAAGTGACTGCCGCCGATCTTCCCATCGCTACTGAATCCGCCGAGCAGAAGTCCGTCATTAGCTGGTGGGCTATCATGCACAGGAACTTCGCGCTCCCTGAGTGCATTCTGATGGCCTGCCCTGCTCAGGCCGCGCGCACACCGCAAGGCGGCGCACGGATCAAGGCTGAGGGCTATCGAGCCGGAACGCCTGATCTGTTCCTAGCGACCTCGCGCCGCGGTTGTCATGGGTTGTTTGTCGAAATGAAGCGGCGTGACGGCGGCACGCTTTCTGAGAACCAAAAGCAAATGCTCTTTGAACTCGGCGCTCAGGGTTACGCCAAGGCTGTAGCTTGCGGAGCGAGCGAGGCAATCAAGGTGATCTCTGAGTATCTGAACCCATGAACGGCAAAGGTGACTCACCCCGCAACTGTTTCAGTCCGCAGTTCAGGGAAATTACGATCAGATCAACTGGCATCATGCCGTTAAAAACACGAGAACGCCGGACACCTACCACGCGGCAGTAAATTCCGCCAATCAGGGCGCCGGCGCCGGCACTGCGGGGTGGGATGATCGGTTTAGGGCGGCTCTTGCGGTCAATGGCTTAAAGCCCGTCGAGAAATACGACCATCCGGCTGATCCAAGTTATCCTGGTGGTTTTCCGTACCTCGCACCGCGGCCATTAGATGATCCGTCAGCATGGGGACACTCCGCGTTTATCGTGTGGGCATTCACCGCAACCATCGGACAGCGCAATCCACCTTTATGAGACCCGACATTTGTAGTCTATACTGCCCTGTTGCGCCGCCTCACCGCTCCGGTCAGTGGATGCAGACTCACACCGGACGCAGATTCTATCCGCTCGATCCGCGCCGGGAAGACATCTGCATCGAAGACATCGCGCACGCGCTGTCTAACATCTGCCGGTTTGGAGGGCATGTCCGCGACTTCTATTCAGTCGCGCAGCATTCTGTGATCGTCGCCAGCCTGTTGCCGCCACATCTGCAGCTCGCCGGCCTGCTGCATGACGCCTCAGAAGCATACCTGGTCGACATTCCGAAGCCGTTGAAGGTGGTTCTTCCCGATTACCAGCGGATCGAGCGTCGGCTTGAGTCTATCATCGCGGAAGTCTTCAGCGTCAGCTTCTCAGACCCAGCCATCAAGCGAGCTGACAGCGTTGCGCTTGTGTCTGAAGCTCGCGACCTGCTCGGCGTCGTGCCGGTCGAGTGGGATTGCTTTGAGGATGGCATCGCCCTGGTCGACCCAATTTTCCCAATAGCGCCGCATCATGCGCGCCGCGCGTTCCTTTACGCTTTCAAGAAATACACTCAATGACACGCACACTTATAGGCTTCACCGGGTTTGCCGGAGCTGGCAAATCCACCGCGTCTGCTGCGCTCGTTAAACATCGCGGCTTCACTCAGCTCAGTTTCGCAACGCCGTTGCGCGCCATGCTGGTAGCAACGGGCATCGAACCCGAATGGCTTTTGGAGCGCAAAGATGAGATAATCCCCTGGCTTGGTGTCACTGGTCGCCATCTCATGCAGACCGCGGGCACCGAATGGGGACGAAATCTAGTGCATCCTGACTTTTGGGTACGCCTCGCACAGCGCCGCGTTCAGACACAGCCCGACAAGAGAATTGTTTTCGACGATGTTCGCTTCGACAATGAAGCCCGCATGATTTGCGGGCTTGGCGGTGTCATTATCGGCATCCGCCGCGACTTTCCAACGCTTCGCGGGCAAATGAATCACGCGAGCGAAGCCGGAGTCAGTGAAGGCCTGGTCGACCGGTGGATCGGCAACTTTGGCGCAGACAAAGACCTGTTCAGCAAACTTGTGCTCGCGATCCATGACAAGGGGGCGACATGACAAATGCTGCACGCCTTACTGTCGGAATCGCCGCCGTCATAATCGGCGCTTCTGCCATAAGTGCCGGTCTCGAAAGTATCGCGCAGCGCACCCGTTGACCGCACTCTTTCACTGCGTCAAGGCACACGCCAAGGCGCGCGGGATCGGGTTTCAGCTCACGCTCGAACAGTTCAAAGCGTTCTGCACTGAGACTGGCTACCATCTCACCAAGGGTCGCCGTGCAGACAGCGCCTCAATTGACCGCATCCGCGGTGACCTGCCCTACATGGCCGGAAACCTTCAACTGAAAACCGTCTCTCTCAACTCAATCAAAAGCTGGCTCGACGGATCGCGCGACGAACCTACCGGCACAGATGACAACTACCCATTCTGACCATGATTGAACCTGGCACGCCGGTTCGCTTCATCGGCGGCAAGCTCAGCGGATTTCAAGGCGTCTGCACAAAGGCGTGCGAGGTCGTTTACGCCGTCGCTATCGTATTTGAGGGCAAGCCCGTCGAAGTAGTCGAAGAGATTCAGAACCTCGCGCCGCTCGCTGAATGGCTGGCAGCAAAATCCGAGACTGAGAAGGCGCTGAAAGGCAATCCAACGCTGTGACTGCTATTCCTACATCCCTGCGCCGCGTGCTCGATGCTCAAAAGCGCAACGCTGAGCCGCCCGGTGACAAAACCTGGATTTGGCGCGATGGCACGGTCATTCGCGAGCGTGCCAATGGCAAGGTCGAGCGTTGGCCGTCGATTGATCCGGTGGGCATGCAAAGCGCTCGGAAATTAGGCCGATGATCCTCACCCTTCAGACAGCTCAAGTCCTGCACGCCAGCGGCGTCGCCTGCATTCCCTGCAACGCCGACAAGCGCCCGCGCGTGCCGTCTTGGTCGGAGTATCGGACCAGCCTGCCCAAAATCGAAGAGCTTGAGCGGTGGTTTTCCAAGGATGCGCGAATCGCGCTTATCGCCGGCAAAGTTCAGTGTCTCGACTTTGATGAGAAATACAGCACCGGCATCTTTGACCGCTTCACCAAGCGAGCTGAAGAGGTCGGGCTAGATAAGCTGCTTGGTCAACTGATCCTGCAGCAGACGCCGTCAGGCGGTTATCATCTGGTGTGGCAGTGCGACGGTGAGCGGATCGGCAATCTAAAGCTGGCGCAGAAAGCAAATCTCGATTCCCTGATCGAGACGCGCGGTGATGGCGGTTATTTCCTGATTTCGCCGTCTGATGGTTACAAGCTGATCGCTGGCGATTGGTCGAGTATTCCTGCCATCAACGCTGATGACCGTGATGCGCTGCTCAATCTGGCGCGCACGTTCGATGAGCGACCGCCCGTTGAGGCGCATGAGGCGGCGCCAGTCCAACCGGGCGGCGAAGCAACACCGGGCGATGATTTCGACTTTCGCGCCAACCTGCCCGAGATCCTTAAGTCTCACGGCTGGAAACCGGCAGGCGGCAAGTATTGGACGCGACCGGGAAAGGCTCGCGGCATTTCGGCGTCATGGGATGTTATACCTGGACGATTTTTCGTGTTCAGCAGCTCGACACAGTTTGAACCAAACCACGTTTATCGACCCTGGCATGTCTACACTGTGCTTGAGTGCGGTGGCGACTATTCGCGCGCTGCTGCTGAGCTTCGCCGGCAGGGGTTTGGCGGCGAGGTACCATCAAAGCACACACAGCAGACTCAGCCTGTGCCGGCTGATTGGTTCCCGCCGATTGAACCGTCACACGAAGGAATCGATCCAACCGGAGCTGTTCCGACCGTCGAGACCGAAGATGAGAAGGCACGCCGCTTATTCAGGGCGCGGCAGTTTGATCCAGCATGCAAGCCGCCTGATTTGCGCGTGCGCTTCACTCTTGGCGGCGTTGTAGTCAGCACGCCTGGCAACCTAACGGCTATCACAGCACAAGCCAAGGTCGGCAAATCGGCTTTGATTCAGGGCTTTGTTGCGGCGTCCATGACGCAGTCAGGCGATGCCGACTGCCTCGGCGTTATCGGCAAGAACACGCATGGCCGCGGCGTTATCTATCTCGACACTGAGCAATCGCGCGACGATTTCTGGCGGGCAATGGATGCTGCCAAGCGCCGTGCCAAAATAGACGCCTTTCCGCCGTGGTTTCAGGCATTCGGCATTGGCGACTTGCCTGTTGCCATGCAGCGCCGTGGCTTGGCTGTAAAGATGGCTGACACAGCATCAGCCTTCGGCGGAATGTTCGCAGTCTTTATCGATGGCGTTGCCGATATGGTGCTGGACGTGAACGACGCCGAGATTTGCAACGCCTTTGTCGCTGAAATCTTCGAACTCGCGACGCGCTACGATTGCCCGATTGTCTGCGTGATCCACAAGAACCCCGGCAGCGACAAGACGCGCGGGCATCTTGGTAGCCAGCTCGAACGCAAGGCAGAGACGAACCTGACGCTCGAAAAGCAGGACAATGAAACGTTGGTTTGGTCAGAGAAGCAGCGCAGGGCGCCGATCTTCAAAAGCGAAGGTGTACGGTTCGCTTGGTCTGAAGAAGCAGGAATGCACGTCTTGGTTGTGGGTAGTGGACAGCCAAAACTCAGCCAATCGCTGGCGGAATGGCGCGATTTCGCCATAACAGTTCTGAATGCCAAGCAACCGCTAACTTATGTAGAACTGCGCGATGGACTCGTGAAAGTATCAGGCCGCGCGCTGCCAAGCGCACAGCGTAATATCAAACAACTACGGGCTGCCGAACTTATCACTTACGATCACCTGAAAGGCACGTATGAACTTCCGCCGTTGAATCCGTCTCAATAGCAATATCAATGAGTTATAAAGTTACTATCACGGCGCAAGTCCTTAGACGTAGTCCATGTTGCAGGTTTAGGTGATAGTAAACCACGGAAATATGCTATTCTCAATTAATATCCTCACTGAGTTACTATCACGACAGTTCCCAAAGAATTAATTCCGTAATCAGTACTACGTTCAATGAGTTATGTTCGGTTACTATCACGCTATCACCTACTATCATTTCCACTATCACGATAGGTCTACTATCACGCTATCACCACCCCCCTACGTAGTAGGGGGTGGGTGATAGTGAGAACGGAGCAAAATCGACTATCATACTATCATGGCGCGTCCGCCGCCAAAATCTTCAACGCTGCCCATGTGCGTAGCCTGTCTTTCAAAGATCGGCTGGGGAATCAAGCGTATCTGCCGACAGACGGGCTTTGCCAAGACAACCGTGCATCGCTTCATGCGTGTACATCAGGCAACCGACCCGTTCTTGGCGGCAGTCAAACAGCAGACATTCTGCGATGCCAAGAAAGCACGTACTGCAAGGGCTAAGGCAGAACGTAAGGCAAAGCGTGCTGCTGAACGTGCTACAAAACCAAAGGCAAAGCAGATGACACAGATGGAGCGTTACTACGCCAACCACGAACAGAGCAAGGCATATGCTGCTGCTCAATCTCGCAAGCGCTGGCTCAAACTATCGAAGGGCAGCGATGAATATATGCGCAAGATCCTTCGTGCCCGTATATCCCACTGCATCAAACGTGATGGTGGCGAGAAGTACGCATCAACAGTCGAACTAATTGGTTGCTCAATAGGGCAGTTCAAGGCGCACATGGAGTTGCTGTTCATTGACGGTATGTCGTGGGACAACTACGGCGACTGGGAAGTGGATCACCGCAAGCCATGCGCCTCGTTCGATCTATCCGTGCCAGAACAACAGCGCGCCTGCTTTCACTACACCAATCTGCAGCCGCTGTGGCGCACAGACAACCGACGTAAACATGCAAGGATTGCGGCATAGCCCCCCCCACCCCGTAGGAAGTCTCCTTGAGACCCGTTGCCTCACAGGGTCCGCGCAGCCGCGTGTCGTGTTTATGACCGAGATCTCAAAACCTGAATTTCCCTTCCCTAAAGCACTAAAATGACAAGCACCGAACTATCCAACGAATTGGCCGAAATCGGCCACAAGATCACACCCGAAGTCATCAAAAAGGACTGGCAGAAGGGCGCTCCGCGCAGTTCTGCCGCCGCCTACCTATCCTGGCGAGCCAAGCGGTCAGAAAAGACAGCCCGCGGAGACCCGGAGTTGCGTGGGTTGAGGGCGGACAAGCTCAAGCAGGAGATTGGCGTGCTGAAGGAGCGCAGGGTGGCCCAGCGCCGTGAGAATGAGGTGGCGCGCGGCGCTCTGATCGGGCGGGCCTGGATGGCAGAGCGGGTGCACATCGCGGCAGGCAGGGTCGACGCCTACCGCATGAAGTCCGAAGCAGAGCACCCGCTGTTGTTCGCGGCTGCGGCTGGTGACGTGGCAGCCTGTCGGGAGGTAGTGCGCAAGATTTGGGATGAAATCGCTGTTGCGCTGAACGGGATGAAAGAGGCGTTCAGGAATGAAAGGGCCAAGTGAGTGACCACCTGCCAGATCATCTGCGGCGATGCACCCACCCGGCCGATCATGCGCTATCACGGAGGCAAGTGGATGCTCGCCCCGTGGATCATCAGCCAGTTTCCGCCGCACAAAAACTATGTGGAGCCGTTCGGCGGGGCGGCCTCTGTGTTGTTGCGTAAGCCAAGATCATTTTCCGAGGTCTACAATGACCTGGATGGTGAGATCGTTCAGGTATTCCGGGTGGCTCGTAATCGCGGAGCCGAATTGGTCCGAGCCTTGGAATTGACGCCCTTTGCCCGCGAGGAATTTGAAAAAGCCTACGGCGAAACAGACGACGAACTGGAGGCTTCGCGCCGGACAATCGTCCGATCCTTCATGGGGTTCGGCGGCGATGGAGTTCACTCAACACACAAAACAGGATTCCGTGGGCGCAGCCAGCGTTCGGGCTCGACGCCGGCGCATGACTGGGCCAACCTTTCCGAAGCGTTCAAGGCAATCGTTGACCGCCTACAGGGCGTGGTGATTGAGCACCGGCCGGCGCTAGATGTGATCGCCCAGTACGATTTGCCAGAAACGCTTTTTTATGTGGATCCGCCGTATGTTCACTCAACTCGCACGCGGGTTGATCACGCACGCGGTTACCGATGCGAGATGTCTGACGAAGACCACCGAGAACTTTCTAGGGCACTCAATCGCACGAAAAATGCCGTCGTTCTTTCGGGTTACCATTGCGCGCTCTACGATGAAATCTACACCGGCTGGGAGTGCATAGAGAAGACCGGTCCGTTTGCCGATGGAGCGCGCGAACGCACTGAGGTCTTGTGGTTCCGAAACATTCAACCCGATCTTTTCAAACGATGAACTGCGAACAACTCATCAAGCGTAGAACGGCGCAGACCGGAATGGTGCTTTCCGCATGATCTCCCCTTACGACGTTTTCGACTCGGCGTTCCACTTGCTCGACCGCCGTTCTATTCAGGATTGGGCTGCAGAAAACATAACCCTGCCGCCTGTCCTGACACGCTCTGGCAGCTTCAGTATCGAGACCAGCCGCCAGCTCTCCGGCCCGCTCGATGCTTTGCGTTCTGACCGGGTTCGCGGTGTTCGAGTGCTCAAGCCCGTCCGCGGCGGTGGCACTCTGATCGCTGACGTTGCGGTGCCGTGGGCTATCGAGAACGATCACGCCTCAGTGCTGTACTTGTTGCAGGATGACAAGATCGCGGAAGCTCACGCAGAGACGCGCCTGATGCCGACTCTGATGTCAGTTCGCGCGATCCGGTCGCTACTGTCGACTGATCGCCACAAGACCCGCAAGGCCGACATTTTGTTCGCGAACGGACTGCCCCTCGTGATAACCGGTCCTGCGCTTGGCAACCTTCAGTCGCGAGGTTTCAAGTGGGTCGTGTGCGATGAGCCGTGGCTGTACAAGCCCGGCGTGCTCGGGCAGGCGAAGTCTCGGCTTGGCGATTTCGTCAAAATGTCATCATCGAAGTTCCTCGCGATAAGCCAGGGCGGAGAAGAAAACAGCGATTGGGACTTTGAGGTACGCGCTGGCGTGCTGTACGTGTGGAATGTGCCGTGCGCGGGCTGCGGCAAGCTGATCGCCCCTGAATGGTCAATCCATCTGCCGGATAGAAAGTTTGCCGGCGCAGTTTTTGAAACGATGAAGCACACCGATGGCAGTTATGACAAGGACGGTTCAGCCGCTACGGTGCGCTTTGTCTGTCCGCTCTGCGGTCATGCGCACCCCAACACCGAAAAGACCCGCGCAGCCTGGAATGCAGGCGGTCAGTATCTCGACGCCAACGGTGCGCCGTTCGATCCGGCGAACCCGCCCAGCGAAGTTTCATTTCGATGGCATGCGTTGATTGATTATCCGTGGGCTGAGCTGGTCAAGGAATGGCTCGCTGCTCAGGAGGCGAAGCACGTCGGCAACTTCGCGCCTCTGGTGAATTTCCTGCAGAAGCGGTGCGCTGAGATGCGCAGCGAGCGCACGGTGCATGATGTCGACCTTCCGTTCGCGCGGGTTAGGATCGATGGCAAATGGCCTGATGAGGCGGTGAGATTCCTGACTGTCGACCGGCAGACTGAAGACACCTACTGGGCAATGGTGCGCTCATGGTCAAAGACTGGCGAGAGCCGGCGCCTCTGGTATGGTAAGCTGTACGGCGAGGCGGCGATTGAAGCGAAGCGCATTGAGTTTGGCGTCGTGCCTGACTGCACGGTCGTTGATTCGGGCTTTCAGCCGAAAGGCGATCACGGTGTTTACGCATCCTGCATCCGTTACGGTTGGATCGCGGGCAAGGGCACCGACGAACCTTACTTCTGGCATATCCAGCAAATGCCGCCACCGCAGCCGCCGCAGCACGTAATGAAACCGTGGGCGCCGCTGTCCTTCGGTGATCCCGGCGAGGGCACGAGCGTACAGGGACGCAACCGGGCGCGACTGATCCGCTTTTCATCACCGATAATGAAGGATCGCGTCATGGGACTCATCACGCGCGGCCTGTGGGTTGAGCCGGACCTTGCCGACGCTGATGAGATGGATCGCGAATGCGCGCGGCAGATGTCCGCGGAGTTCAAGCGACCGAAGATCAACAAATTTACGGGAAGAACTGAAATGGTTTGGGTCTGTCCGTCTGGAAATAACCACGCGCTCGACTGTGCAGCGCAGCAAGTGCTGTGCGCGATGCAACTACGCCTGCTCCCGGCTGGCGTGGAACTGGAGAAGGACAGCCAAGGCGAAAAGCCGGAAGGGAAACATGCGTGAACGAACGACTGCTTTCGATCAAGGAACTCGCTGCAGAACTCGGGCGCGCACGCACCTATGTTCACGCGATGCGCGCTGCCGGCTTCCCGATGCCGGGCGGTCGCGCTCGGCTCTCGGATGCGCTCGCATGGCTCGAAAAGCATCCAAAACCGCGAGCGCGGAACACTACGGAATGCCGCGGAACACCTGTACGCTTGTTGTCGCCATCAAAAGTTCGCTGAGTTACGCCCTTGCCAGCTTCTGTCGAAGTTACACGCCTTGTCCTGCGCAGCGTTTACGCGAACGCGAATGGTGTCTCGACGCTGCTTGTTGCGCTGAATACAGCGGCACTTGCCACGGCGCCGGCTGTTCTGGCGGGTAAGCAGGTCATCGAAGCGCAGGCGGTTGGGGTTGTTACAAAATATCAGTTCCCGGCTGGCGCGGCTGGTCTGCAGTTGCAGGACGTGGCCGCGATGTGGTCGCGTCTGCTCGACCTGTACGACCGCGCATTGGTCGCTACGACAGTCAGCCCTCCCGGTGGGGGGCTTGCCGCGGAATCCGCGAACATTCCCGACGCCAAAGGGGTTGCGATCTACAATTGGATGATGGGTCAACTGACGGTGATCCGGTCATTTTCGATGGATCACAGTTGGCCGCAAATCCGCATATGAGCCTTCGAAAGAACGTCGCGAACTTTTTGAGCGGTGGGGCT